AATATATTAGCGGATTATTCTGTTAAAAGAGTCGGTCTGGCAGACGGCACGTCTAAATCTGATATAGCCAAAACTTTTGCAAAAGCTGCATTTACTCCTCAAACATTTATTCCTCTACAAATTCCAGGTGTACCTACTAAATTACTGAATTGGATTCTTACAGTTGAAAACGTAGACAAGGTTGGAGCATGGGCCAAGAAAAATGTAAAACTCGTTGAGAAATTAACCCAAAACAAACTTCTTCCTTCTTCTGTTCGATTATACATTCGCTCGGTTTCAGGATCTAAAACAAAGATTACGGAAGATTTTTTCAGTAAAAGTGAATTGGCAGAAATTAAAAAAAGAGTAACCGAAGCAGAAGTTGGTAAAGCTCTGTCGGGTTTTGCCACTTCAGGAGCAGGAAGTCAGGGGAGAGCGTCGGAAGGTCATAGCGGCATTGGCTATGAATCCGATAAACCTAAAACTATAAATAACGCCTTTACCGATGACGCAGTTAATATCGATATGACTTTTGGACAGGCGGGATTCTATCGGAACAAGGATGGTTCCTATCAGGTTTATGATAAACATAATTTTTCTAATATGTTGGGCCAATGGGATTGGTATGCCAATGCAGAAGACATAGTCGGCCAAGTCTGGGCGCTTGATGATCTTTACGCAACCGACATAGTGGCAGGAAAGGTTATGAGAAGATATGATCTTAATGAACCTAACCGAGAAGTTCTTAAGATAGTTATTGAATCCTATAAAAATGGAGAAATTAGTTTAGCAAAATTGATACGAACGATTGGGGGCTACTTGGCTTCCGATGAAACTATAGACGTTGTTAAGAAAGACACTGATTGGAAGGGAGAGGAGTATGAGTATGTTGACAAGGTAGAAACTGAAAAAACAGGTGTGCCTATCAGTTTGAACATTGGTCCTATTTCTCAAAAAGAAAAATATGAAGTTGATAGGAAGCGGAACTTTTTAGAGCGTGATGATGAGAGGATGGATAATATATCAAAATATGAATATGACTTGGCACCCACGATGGGAGAAGAATATGCACAAATGATTTTTGATGATGCACGGGATTATCCAGCGTCGGCTCTAGGACACCCGAGTGGAAAAAGTACAGCTAAGTGGCCACATACACTGGCATCAGATGAATACGAAGATGTCGGCATTCCTTCTGCAATAAGAATGGACGCACAAAAATATATAAAAAAACGTGAAATTGATGAATTAGATCCTAATTGGCAGAACGTTCGTATGAAGGATGATTACTATTGGGATAAGGATAAAAAACGTTGGATGGACTTATATAGTCATCCAGACCTAGCTGAAGGCGTGCCTTGGCTTTTTTGGGATGAAGGACAAGCAACTCGAGAATATCGAGATAGAGAAAAACTACATCACCCTAATGATGATTTTGTTCCTTATTTTGAATCCGAATCAACAGGGGAAGATTTGTATCCTGGTTTTAAAAAAAGAAAAAATGAATATAAAGATGGGGGTATTGTCTCTTTAATCTAAAATTATAAATGATCAAAAGATTAACCCTTACTGTTCCTCCTAAACGGGGACCGTTACCACAAGGCTTGAAAGTTGAGCTAAAACAAGTTAAACCTATTAAATTGGAGAAGACTAGAAATGGCAGACGTCGACAAATCATTACCTAACGTAGAACAAACAGTTGTAATTGAACCTCAAAAAGAGATTGTTCAAGAAGAGATTGTTGAACAAAAAGGTCCTGTTGAAATTACACCCACGGACGACGGAGGTGCGGAAGTTACTTTCGATCCACGAGCCGTGAACCAGCCTGGAACGGACAAGCACTTTGATAATCTATCCGAATTGCTTCCTGATCAGATTCTTGATCGCTTGGGCAGTGAGCTTTTTAATTCTTACCAGGAATACCGTTTTTCCCGAAAGGAATGGGAAGACTCGTATACCAAGGGCCTCGATCTTTTAGGCTTTAAATATGAAACGCGAACCGAGCCCTTTCGAGGGGCGAGTGGCGCAACCCATCCCGTTTTAGCCGAAGCGGTAACCCAGTTTCAAGCATTGGCTTATAAGGAACTTTTTCCCGCAGGCGGACCTGTAAGAACCCAGATTATTGGTGTAAGTAATGTTCAACGTGAACAACAGGCGAAGCGCGTTAAAGATTTTATGAATTATCAACTAACATCAGTAATGAAAGAATATGAACCTGAATTCGACCAGATGTTATTCTATTTACCCTTAATAGGTTCAACCTTTAAAAAAATTTATTACGACCAGTTACTCGGTCGGGGAGTTTCCAAATTTGTTCCTGCCGATGATTTAGTGGTGCCTTATACCGCAACCTCCTTGCAGGATGCTGAGGCAATCATGCACGTGTTAAAAGTTTCTAAAAATGATTTACGAAAACAGCAGGTGGGGGGATTCTATCGTGATATTGAACTTGCTCCGCCGTCCGATTCTTTTGATGACCGAGTCACGGAAAAAGAAAGAGAAATCGAAGGAATCAAGAAAAGTAGAGTCGAAGACGTTTATACTTTAATCGAATGTCATGTGAATCTGGATCTGGAAGGTTTTGAAGATGTTGATCAACAAGGAGAACCAACCGAGATTAAACTTCCTTACATCGTAACGGTGGAAGAAGCATCTCGAAAAATATTATCGATTAGACGAAATTATAATGCAGATGATCCTTTAAAGAAAAAAATTCAGTATTTTGTTCATTTCAAATTTTTACCTGGTCTGGGCTTTTATGGCTTTGGACTAATTCATATGATTGGTGGCCTATCACGAACGGCGACCGTGGCTTTAAGAAGTTTACTTGATGCAGCAACATTATCTAATCTCCCCGCAGGTTTCAAGATGCGTGGTGTGCGGATTCGTGATGATGCATCTCCATTACAACCTGGCGAATTTCGAGACATCGATGCACCTGGAGGAAATATTCGTGAAGCATTTACAACTCTTCCTTACAAGGAACCATCACAAACCTTATTAGCTCTTATGGGGGTCGTAGTCCAAGCAGGACAAAGATTCGCATCTATAGCGGATCTACAAGTGGGCGATGGGAATCAACAGGCAGCAGTGGGAACGACCGTGGCCCTGTTAGAAAGAGGAAGCCGAACTATGTCAGCTATTCATAAAAGACTTTATGCTGGGCTACGTGATGAATATACTTTATTGGCAAAAGTATTTTCTACTTATTTACCGCCAGAATATCCTTACGATGTTGTTGGTGGCAATCGTATGATTAAAGTTCAAGACTTTGACGCTCGGGTAGATATTCTTCCAATTGCTGATCCAAATATTTTTTCACAATCCCAACGAATTATGTTGGCACAAACCGAATTACAATTGGCAACGTCCAATCCTCAAATTCATGATCTTTATATGTCGTATCGTAAAATGTACGAAGCCTTAGGGGTTCATGAAATTGATCGTATTTTACCTCCCCCTCCTCCACAGGTTCCAAAAGATCCTGCGATTGAACATATTGATGCTATGGGTGGAAAGAAATTTCAAGCGTATCGAGGTCAGAATCACCGTGCACATCTTACAGCGCACTTAGATTTTATGGCCACGAACCTCGCACGAAATAACCCGCTGGTGATGGCCTCGATTGAAAAGAATATTTTCGAGCATATTAGTCTTATGGCTCAGGAACAGGTTGAAATAGAATTTGCCGACCAATTACGACAAATACAGATGATGGGACAAAATTTACAAATGCCTCAACAGGCTCAATTGCTTCAAGATCTCGAATCACGTAAAGCGGAGCTGATAGCTGAAATGATGGAAGAATTTCTGAAGGAAGAAAAATCCATTACTTCTCAATTCGATAATGATCCGCTTGCCAAACTTAGAGCAAGAGAACTTGATTTAAGAGCAATGGAAAATCAACGAAAAGAACGTTACGATGACTCACGAACTGCACTCGATCGATCTAAACTATTGCAGAACAAGGAAATAAGCGAAGACAAATTAGAGCAGAACGAGGATCTCGCTGAACTTCGAGCCGAAACATCCATGGCTAAATCCATGTTGTCCTCGGAAACAAAATTAAAAACCGACCGTATGAAGCGTCAGGACGTTCAAACCTTGAAAGGACCAAGAAGATAAAATGGCCGATTATCCAGCAGGAGTTTACGATTTATATATGAAGTACCTGAATGAAATGGATCAGTCAGGGGTTGCGACTGATTTTGAGACTTATGCTTCTCAGCTTCCTTATAATATTGAACAGGGAGGCGCAAATATTTCTTCTCCAGAGCAGTCTATATCGGATTTTCAAACTGCCATTGATACAAGACAAAAAAGATTACAAGATCCAGGCAAGATCGCCAGTTTTGTTGGAGACTATCTGCCCCAACAACGTTCCGTAATGGATATGATGAGAAGCGGGGTGCAAGATGAGAGATTAACAAGTGGACTTCCTTTTGGTTTGGCAGGACTAGCCAATCGAATGTTGCCTGATAAATATTATAATATGCCTTTAGGAGATCAAGCCTTTATTCAATCTCAGATGGGTTATACAGATTATGATCAAAGTGGTTTACATAAAGATCCGTTTGGAAAAAATGTAAGAAGTCTGGGTGGAAATTATGCAGACTATGTAACAAATGAAGTTGACAAATTAGAAGCGATAGTAGCTGATCAAATAAGAAGAGGTTTAACCAATACACATCAAATGAAAAGACTTAATTATTATAAACCTTTGGCTATGCAAAAAAAATCATATCAAAGCGATGTAGGTCTAATTAATTTAGCAAAACAAAAAGAAAAAGAAGGTTACACTGGTAAGACCGAAGCAGCAGAAGAAGCAGCAAACATAGCTAATCAAGCAGCCATTGCTAGTTCAAGAGCAGGAATAGAGAGAGCAAGTGAGACTGCGAGAGGAAGATCACGTGGATCAGCAGATGCGGCTTCAAGAATGGGTGGTGGTTCAAGGCAAGCTAAATCAGGTTCTCAAATAGCTGGGGGTTCAGGCAGAGCCGATAAAGGCTGGGGATGGAGAGAAGGCGGAAGAGTTGGCTATGCTCATGGAACTCCTATAGTTGATGTTACTCAAGAGGAAGCTTCTTTAATGGACGACGGATCTATCTTTGATTTTTTAAAAATAACTGGAGGGGGAGGTTATGGTGAAAATACAGATATAATGTATGAAGATGAAATAATTCCAGGATTAGATCAAACAAACTATAATTATGGTATGGATGTACAAGCCGAACTACCGATAGGGGAGACTGGTCTTACTTTAACAGGTGGTACTGGAATTGGAAGAGGGTCTACACAGACAGAGTATATGGGAGAAAACGTTCCATCTTTATCAGGTGTAGGTGAAACAAAATTAGGTGATAAATGGAATGTAGGAATTGAAGGAAAATGGCCAATAAATTTTAATGAACTGCTTATGGAAGAAGGTGGAAGAGCTGGGTATCGATTTGGTGATGAAGTAGTAAAAGATGAAGTAATAGAAGAACAGACAGATACTCAGATGACAGATGTGGTGGACATTAATAAAATGAAATTATTTAAAATAATAGGTCATCTATATGATAATTATGCTAGCTTTTCAGAGATATATGACTTGCATGGACCAAACGTAATGTGGGAAGGGATAACAACAATCGAAATTGATGACAGTTATATTGATCCAAAAGCTCAAGGTGGATTAGCCAGCTTGCCAAATCAAATGTAATAGGATAAATTAAACCAAGGAGAAAATTATGCCAACTTATTTTAATTCAACAGCTCAGACTAAGGATGAAATCTTAGCGAGTCGTACTGAAAAGTATGCTCAAGGCGGTCGTGTTGGTGCAAAAAAAGGTGACTGGATTCAAGCCGCTTTTTCTAAAGCAAAAAAGAAAGGTACGGTGGGTCGATGCACGGGTAAAAAATTCGGAAGTAAGACGTGTCCGCCAGGATCCAAACAATATGCCATGGCTAAAACTTTAAGGGGTATGGCGTCGGAACGAAAAAAGAAAACTGCTTAATGCCTTTTAAGTCGGAAAAGCAAAGACGTTTTTTATGGAAAAAACACCCTACCATTGCTAGGGATTGGACTAAGAAACATGGAAGCAAGGTAGTGAAAAAAGAGGGAGGAAAAATAGCCTATGCATCTCGAACTAAAGGTGCTATAAAATAGGAAGAAACATTATGACTAAAATAACAGAAGCATCAAAACTTACAGTAGGTAGAAAAGGAAAAGTTTCTTTGAATAAAAGTGACTCTGTCTCTATTCCTTCTCAAAATGTAGAGCTTGACCCACGATCAAAAACTGAAACTTTAAAGGCTGCAAGAAATTATATTGCAACGGGTGATAAAGTAACCATTAAAGGAACAGGCAAAGCTAGAAAACAAACAGCAACCTGGTACTAAAATGGTTTGGTTTGGACTGGCAAGAATAGCTCTACAAGCTGGAGCTAAAATTTATTCCAACAGACAGAAGGCGAGAGTTGCTATGTCTGATGCACAATTATTACATGCAGAGCGGCAAGCCCGTGGCGAGGAAACTTACCAAGGCAAACTTTTAGAAGCCAGGCAATCAGATTTTAAGGACGAATTCGTTTTAATAATCCTCTCCGCGCCCATAATTATTTTGGCCTGGGGGGTCTTCAGCGACAATCCAGAGACATTAGAAAAGATTAATATCTTTTTTGAGCATTTTTCAGCGCTGCCCACGTGGTTTTCTTCACTTTGGGTTTTAGTCGTCGCGAGCATTTTTGGCATAAAGGGAACACAGGTGTTTAGAAATAGTGGACCTGGAGCAAATAATAAGATAGACAAGAAATAATAAAAAACATATAAGGAGATAATCATGAGAAATGATTTTGGAACACGACCTTACAAATCCCGCTTCCCTTACAAAAAAGCAGAGGGGGGATCAGCAAAACGTCAAGGCTACAATGCTAGACTTGATGAATCATTAGGTGCACGTAAAGGTGCAGAGTCTACTAAATCTCAAAGCTTTGAAGCTCGAAGAGATGAGAGCAAAGGTGCGGAAAAAGCTAAAGGACGTAGAGCCTATGCTGCTATAGGAACGATGGACAAAAAT